CTTTCCGGTATCTTGTCCTTGAGCTTTTTCAGACCTTCCTGGTACCGCTCGACTTGTGTCAGCTGGGTGTCCAGGTCATACATATTGGCCGGCTCTGACATCTTCTTTTTCATGTCGTCCCGAAATGATATGATCTGGTCGTAAGCCTTCTGGTATTTGTCTGCGATCTCGTCCAGCTTCTTGTCTAAGTCGTCTTCGATCTTACTGTAAGCTTTCTCTGTCCCTTCTTTCAGGGCATCCATGAACGTTGATGTGTATTTGTTGGCATAGTTCTTGATCTTTTTGGCGTTTTTCCGGAGCTTTTTTGCTTCTTCCTGGAGCTTTTTCTTCTGTGTTGCATCCGTGGTGTTGCCCGCCTCTGTTTTCTTGTCTTCGGCCAGTTTTTCGTATTTTTTTACAACCTTATCCACATAGCCGTCAATCTTGTTATCCAGCTTGGAAACCAGGAGCTCCTGACGCTTGTCAAGCCCGCTGGTGATGGATTCCATGATCGCAGACGCCGCATCGGAATAACCGCCCTTTGCCGCATCCACTTCACCGGCTGCCTTGACAGCTTCCTCGGACATCTTCTTCATGGTTTTTTTCAGCTTCGGGACTTCGGCTTCAATGCCCTTGATCACACCTCCGACGATGTGTTTACCGATCTCGTCCTTGAAAACCTTGGACAGTGAATGGATCTCAAGTGTATCCTTTGCGGTTTCCAGTGATGAGTCCGCCATAGCTACAACACTGTCATTTACTATTTTTTCACCGCGTTCAATTCCGACTGCGGCACCCTCAGCCATGCTGAGTCCGATTTCATCACGCCATACATGGGACGGGCTGTTCTTTTTTATTTTTTTCTCCGCTTCATTTACAGCCGATTGGAGGACGCTGTTTACCGCATTCTGTACAAAAGGTGATCCCCTGTTGATTCCAACTGCAACACCTTCTGACATGCTCTGGCCAACACTTTCGAAAGAACTTCGGTAAGTCCTTGCCGTGTCTGCTGCTTTTTTCATGGAATCCCCAGCCGCCTGTGACACCTGCCCGGAATTCTGCTGGATTCCGTCCGCTGTTGCTTTCTGCGACTCTTTTCCGGCTTCCTCTCCGCCTTTCTTGGCCGCCTCTGTGACTTCCTTCTGGCCGGATTCGATCCCGCTTTTTGCCTTTTCTGTATGTTCCTTGCCGCTCTTCTCTCCGGCTTCGCCTGCTTTCTGGGCAATTTCCTGCCCTGCATTCTCCCAGTTCGCAGATATCGCTGACAGTTCCTCTGTAGATGCCTCCACTGCTTCGCCACTTGTTGCCGAAAAACTCCGTGCATATTCCTCTAACTGTGGTTTTGTCATTTCCGTACATGCTTTGACGAGATTTGCACTCTGCGGCCCCAACTCTAACAAGTGGTCATACAATTCTTTGGTCATACCGTCACCGGCACGGCCTGCGAGGGTTTTCATATTCTGAACCCACTGATTCGCAGCATTTTCTGAGCTGTGCATATGTTTTATTATATCTTCAGCAGAAATTTCTTTGTCGCCTGAAAATTCCTCATACTCATTCACAATGCCTTTCAGGCTGTTCTGGATGGACGTTTTCATGCCCTCATAGGCTTGCTTGACCTCGTCAGACATTTCTGTTGCGGAGTCTGATACGGCTTCATTTGTTTCTTCGGTGGTAACTTTGTATTCTCCGGCTTTTTCGGATGCCTCACTTAACTTCTCCTGTGCCTCGCTGTAAGTTCCCTCCAAGTCCTCGACTACTTTTTTCTGTTCTTGGAGTCGTTCATTCAGTTCTGTCTGTTTTACCCCATGAGCATCGTAGATATCAGACGTAGATTCAACCATATTGCCAGTGTCCTGCATGGCTTTGTTATATTCCTGCGTCTCGTTTCTCGACTCTACCAGAAGCCCATTGTAAACTTTTCGTGCTTCTGACAGCTGCGTTTCTGCCTCTGCAACATCCGTAGCTGCCTGCTTCACTTGTTCCTGGTATGCACTGGCAAGAGCCTGCTGCTTCATGGAATCGATTACGGCATCCACTGCGGATTTTTCTTTATTCAATGCTCCTGTCGTTTCATCAATGGAAAGTCCCAATTCCGGCATGGCTTCATTTAGCTGGTCAACCATTGCACTCATCTGTGCTTTTTCTGCTGCCGTTTTGCTCGTTTTATTTGCTAAGTCGTAGAGCTTATCCGAAAGTGTTTGATAGGTTGCCGCCTCTGTTTCGGCACTCTTGATATTTTCTTTTGCAGTCTCTTCATGTTCTTCTATGCTATCTTTCAGATTATTATAGGATTTCCGGCACTGCTCGATCGCTTTCCGGTTCTTTGCAGCATCGGATGTTCTGTCCTTCATAACCTTGCCAAACGCTACAGTTGCTGCCGTAAGCGATACCAACGCAAGTGCCACAAGTCCGAATGGATTCGCAAGGAGTGCCGCTGAAAATGCCTCAAACGCTTTTGATACCTGATTTACGACCAGCAACCCGACCAGTGCCGCTGCCAGTACTGCAAGGGCTGCCGCCAGTGCCGTGACTGCCGCCACAACTTCCGGGTGTTCCTTGACGAACTCCGTTGCCCATTCCATCGCATCTGTCCCGCTCTGCTGGAGTTCCATCAGTACCGGTGCAAGCTCATCACCGATCGCTATCTTCAGGATCTTGGTGGCGTTCTGGAAACGCTGCTGGGCAAACTCTCCGGTTTCCGACATCTTCTCAAATGCGGCAGCCGCCGCCCCGGTGCTTCCTTCCATCGCCTGCACCAGGCTGTTGTATTTGGACGTTCCGCTGTTCAGGATGGACAGCATGCCGACACCGGCCTCGGAACTTGACCACATGTTGTTGAATGCGGTCGTGTCACCGTCCACGCTGTCTGCCAGTACCTGCAGCACATCCCCGAGCGAATTGCCTTCTGCCATAAGTTCGGCGAAGGTCTTGCCGGTTTTCTTCTTGAGCGTTGAGCCGACAACAGAACTTGTGCTCCCAAGTTCGTTCAGGGCCGCCTTGACGTAGGTCGTCGCCTGGGCGGTCTGTGTACCGTTGGCCGTCAGCAGTGCATAACTTGCCGACAGGTCTTCCAGATCCATGTTGTACGCCGCCGCCAGCGGGATGACCATGCCCATGCTGGCACCTAACTGTGCAACGGATGTCTTACCTAAGTTCTGTGTCGTGATCAGGACGTCTGAGATCTTCGCTGCATCATCCGCAGACATACCATAGGCATTGATGGCGGTCGTCAGGATGTCCACGGCGGTCGTGGTGTCGGAAAACCCACCGACAGCCAGCTTGTTCGCTGTACCGACAAAATCCACCGCATTTTCGGTCGCTACCGATGCAGAAATGGCCTGGTAGGTCGCTTCTGCCAGTTCCCCGACACTCTTGCCGGTTTCACCGGACAATGCCAGGATCTCGTTCCTCATATCACCGAGCGGCTTCTGCGACTCATCTGCAATCGTGCCAACCTTGGCCATCGCCGTTTCGAACTCCATGCTTGCCTGCGTGCAGCCCATGAGTGCGTCCGTGATTGCTTTCACGGATGCCGTTACCCCGGCAGCTACCAGGGCCTGTGCAAGGGCATCAATAGCTGTACTTGCCTGGTCTGTCCCTTCCTCGAACCCGTCCCCGA